GCCATCCATGCCCCGTCATTTGGATTAACATCAGCATTAAATCTAATTTGAACCATTTGTGTAGAAGCATCTTGTTGAGGATATGGTCTTAAGTCCCAGGCAATATCTAAACTTGTACCAGTTGTTGCATAAGTAATACCTGTTCCTGTGCTCCAGGTTGTCCAGTCCCATCCCGCTATAGATACGGATGGGGCACTTGGAGTTGTATGGTATACGCCACCCTCATTTACACCAAACGTTATGGTTGCATTAGAACCAACATAAACGTTGTTATAAACAGTTCCGCCCATTTGCATACCGAATGGAAGATTCATTTGAACACCAGCATCATCTACACCAGCAAGTACATTTGTGCTTGTTCCAATAGTGGCTTGTAAATTATTGACTGCTGTTTGAGCAGCGTCAATAGCAAGGTTTGCTTGAGTTAATTCGGTTTGTGCAGTTGCTTGTGCTGTAGATGCTTCTGTTTTTGCTGCAACGGCTTCAGATATTGCTGTCTGAGCCTCTGTTATTTGTGTTGTTATATTATTTATGGCGGTAGTTGCAGTAGTTACTGTAGCCTTTGCATCTTGAACTACCTGAAAACTTTGATCTATTGGGGTAACAGATAAATCAACACTACTAATAGTATTAATAGCGGTTTGAACATTATTTACTTCTGCATTAGCTAAAGATATTTTTGATGCTAACTCTGCCACGATAGGTTGAGCTTGAGAATATTCGGCTTGTGCTTCTGTTACCTCCACTAAGGCTGTTTCAGTGGCTGTAGTGGCTTGCTGAACCTCTGTAGTGGCGGTTGCAAGTGCTTCATTAACTGCTTGTTGCGCTGGGCTTACTACTACCTGTTCTTGTCCGCCTTGCTCTGTTGCCCAAGCATAACTTGGTCCAATAAAAAATAGCCAACCTGTAACAAAAAGGCTAGCTAAAAAGTATTTTAACTTTCTACTCAATTGGATCTCCAATATAACAAAATTTTTGTTATATAGAAATTATATCATGTATGTTTGTTTAAATACTCTTAGTTACTTAGGGTTATCGGTTTTATAAAAGCCATTTCCCTTAAACTGTACACCTACTTGACTAAAGTGTCTTTGCATTCTTAGTCCACAAGCACTACATAAATAAGATGGCTCAACATCTTTTATAGATCTTTCTTTAGAAACAATTCTTTCTGGGTTGCACTCGCACTTATACTCATATATTGGCATTACTTACCGCTCTTTTTTCTCTTCTCTGCAAGGATTGAAAAGTCTTTAACTTTTGTATCCCCCATGTATCCCCATGCATAACCATCTTCTATCATCTGCTCATTAAGTGATTTAGAATCTCCATTAACATAAACCCAACCCAATATGCGACCATACTTTTCTGAGCTGTCTGGCTTTTCAGTTCTAACCACTATGTCTTTAGCATCTTTTAATTTAGATTTAAGATACTCTTTTGATTCAAGCCCTAAACTTTTTTCTAGTTTGTCTGTTGTCCTAGACTCTGGAGTATCTATGCCAGCAAGCCTTAGTCTTTGAGAATAAGATATACTAAATCCCAAATCAATATCAACATCAATTGTGTCTCCGTCTACGACCTTTATTACTTGCTTAACTCTATATTCAAACATAATGCTCCTTAAATTTATAATGAGCAGTTTACAGACTTACTCAGGTCAATCAGTTATTTAGTGTCGCTGTCTCCCCCGACATACCTGCGACTCCCCGATGAAGGGGTGCAGATATCTATTATACTATTTTTTCTTTTTAGGTTTTAGAAGACCTTGCTTTTCGGCCTGCTCAAGCAATTCATCTTGTTCAAGACCAGAAATTTCTGATAGTTCGTCACCATCAGTAATTTCAAATATTTTTGGCTTTGCTTCTTCTGGGACCCTCTTTGTTAGCCATACAATAAGAAGACCATTAAGCATTGTGGCGTTATCTACTTCAACATATTCTGCAAGAGAAAATGTTCTTGTAAAATTACGTCCTCCAATACCTTTATGAATATATCCAATAGCATTATCGGATTTACTTTCTCCCGTAATAGTTAAAACATTTTTTTCTTGTTTTACAACAATGTCTTCTCTATTGAATCCAGCAAGTGCTATTTCAATCACATAAGAATCTTCGCCAACTTGCTTTAAGTTGTACGGTGGATAATTAGTTGATGTATTCATTAATTTTTCGAGATCTTTAAAGTGGCGATCCCAACCAATAAAAAATGGATCTTTAAAAAGATCCATAGCGAAATGTGTTACCATTTTATTCCCCTTTCAAGCGAATAATTTAAATTAGGCCCCATTCGGCGACCTATATATTATTATATCATTTATTAAAAAATTCTACCAGTCAGACATTTCTTCCATAAGCTTCAAAAGGCTGGATATATTTTTTTGGCTGGTTACTATCATAAAGTCATCTATCCCATATTTTTTAGATATATCTCTAATTTCCTGTTTAACCTCTTCCATGTTTCCACGTATTAAATGCTCTCTCTTTTCTAAAACATAAGGTTTTTCATATTTATTAGGGGTCCACTCTTGATAATGATATGCTATATCTTGATCAAGTTCTTCTTTTGTTTCCCTAATTAAAGGGTCAATAATTAATACTACCTTAGTATTTTTTAATTTATTAATTGATTCTTTTAAAAATGATTCTTCTAATCCACTATCATTGATAATAGCATAGTCTGTCCATTTATTAGCCAAGTCAATTGTCATTGGAGAATTTGCAATTGTATAAGAAATTGGCGCTTGGTCACCCATCTTATTAAAAAATTTATCTGCCCATTTATCTGCAAGCTCTATTCTTTTTTCGACAGTATTTATTAAAGACTCGTCAAAATTATACATATCAATTACTTCTTTTTGTTCATCTTCAAGCATTTTTCCAGCAACTAAATTAAATGTTACCCTATTTTTATAGTGAACATTCATTGTATTAAAAAATCTAATTGCATATTCTGGACTCATTGTGTAAGCCCTAAACGCCATCATAAACTTAAGGTGTTTTGATACTCTTATCATGCTTTGCAAAAAGGGAACATAGTCTGTTGAAATTATAGAATATGTTAATAAAACAGAATAAGCTTTTGCTCTTTCTAAATCTCTTGCCATTTGAACTAATTCAGTTTCTGAATCTCCAAAGTCAAACCTGTGCATCCAATGAAACTTCATAGTCTTTATTTCTTATTAAATTCTGAGAATAGGCTCCATTGAGAAATAGTGTATCTTGTTCCAGAAGTAACTTCTGATACTCCGTGGACATAATGTGTACTTCCTGGAAAAAGAATTAACATATTTTTTTTAGGCCTAATTACGTAATTAAACTGTGGAAAATACAACTCCCCTCCTTCGTAATCATCATTTAAATATCCAAGAACCGATAAATGACCGCTCCATAAGTATGGGTATTTTTCTATTTGAGATTCATAAGTATCGTTTTCATAATCTGGCTCATCTATGTCTAATATGTCTGTGTGTGGATCTATGTAAGTTCCAGTTGGATGAACTATATACATAAAAGGACGATCTTGAATAAATTTCATTTTGTATTCTGAAATTACTGTATTGAGCAGTTTTTTTCTCATTATATTGGTAAACAACTTTTCTTCTTCAGAAGGCGAATGTTCTTCTAAATTATTTATTGAGTAAGAATGGTTTACTCCTTCTTTTATCTTATACTTTTTTATAATTGATAATGCAGTTTCAGATTCTTTATCTGTTAAATAGTTTTCAATTACCTTTATGTTATTAATACCTGTTCCTATTTGTTTTGTAATGTTATCTGTATCAGCAATCGGAATTATGGTTTCATTGCTTTTTGCCATTTTAGCGGCTAAACCCGCATTAAGGGGTCCGCTCATATTTTATTTGTCGACAAACTATCCAAGCCATCTTTTCTTTTATGGGAATGTGCTTTAATTAATTTTAAAAGATATTGACTTAGCCCTGGCGCTTGCTTTTCAAAAAACAAAGCATACTTTTTATTTACTTGAGTTTCTAGGCTAAGCTTTAGCAAATATTCTTCATCTATCGGGAAAAACCATTTAACATAATGATCAGCAAACAAATCAAATCCATGCTCTGCCCTAGGATCTTCTACTGGAATATTATTATTAATACACTCTGCAAGGTATGAGTTTAATTCGTGGGCTTCTTCAACCATTGAGTCCCAGTCTTTCCTGGTGTAATCTGCAATTCTTTCCTTGGCTAACAAAACCAATCTGTCATCTGGAAAATTGCCAGACCACTCTTTCCAAAGCATGGCGCATGTAACGTCTTCAGCTTGCTTGATCCACTTACCTCTATGTATTAGCATATATACACATTATACCATTATGAAATTATTTGATGTTGGTAATAATTTTCCCACTCAAGTATGTCTTTTTCGTCATTAATTAAAGGCTGACCCTTAACATTTAAGCTGGTGTTTAACAAAACTGGGACTCCAGTTAAATCAAACCATTGCTTTAGTACTTCATACAGTCCTGGGTGCTGATTTTTATTAATTGTTTGAACTCTCGAAGTACCGTCAGCATGTACAACGGATGGTATTATGTCTGGCTTTAAACATTTAACGGCGTACTGCATATAAGGAGAGCTAAAATTAATATCAAACCATTTGCTTGCATGCTCTTCCATTACGACTGGTGCAAAGGGCCTAAATGATTCTCTTTTTTTTATTAAATTTACTTTGTTTTTTATTTCTGGATCTCTTGGGTCTGCAAGTATGCTTCTGTTTCCCAAAGCCCTTGGGCCAAACTCTGCTCTTCCAGAGGCAACTGCAACTATTTTATTGTCAGCTAAACCTTTAATTATTTTATTTACTGGGTACTCCCCGCCCAAATCGTACCCTAGGTATGGAGTCTGCCAATCTAAATGTTTTCCGTAAAGTGCTGCTGCTGCGCCCAAAGAACTTCCAGAATCTCCTGGGTTTGGCATTATCCATACGTCATTAAATATTTCCCATAACTTAGTATTTGCTGAGCAGTTAAGTGCACACCCTCCCATAAAAACCAAATTGTTCTTTTTTGTTAAATCTTTTGCGTACCTCATAAAATCTATAAGCCTTTGTTCATAAACTACTTGAACTGCTGCTGCAATATCAAACTTATCTTGCTCTGAAACCCATCCCCAGTCAGTAATGCCTTTGTGAAAATTATACTTTTGCTTGTCATATCTAGGGAAATAATTATCTATCTGCTTATAATATTTTGTCCAATCTCCATAAGCAGCCATCCCCATCATAATATACTCTTCTTGATTTGGCATAAGTCCGACCAACTGAGTAAAGGCTGAGTAGAATAATCCAAAACTTACTGGGTAATTTTGCTTAAACTTTAATTTTATTTTTTCACCTTCTCCTACCCAAATAGTAGAAGTATTGTATTCACCAATTGAATCTAGAACTACAATTGCTGAGTCAGAAAACCTACTTGTATAATATCCAGCACATGCGTGTGAGTAATGATGGCTAAATGATTTTCTTGGTATGCCCTCTATATTAAACTTTGGCTTCCACTCCCCTACACCACCCTTTAAAAATAGCCTAGAGGCCTTTAGAAGGGGTTTCTCGTAGTAGGCTATAGCATCAGGTGCCCCATATGACAAAGCATCATTAACTAAACTATCATTGATATACCAATCATTTTTTTGCTTGCTATATCTTTCTGCGTGTCCTGCAAAAATAATTTTTCCATTTTCTATTAAAGAAACAGAAGCATCGTGTGAGGTTTCATTAACCCCAAGAATCATCATTTTTAGACTCTCTTTCTGGGACAATACCGTAGCTTTTCTTTAAGCGTTTTAGGCCTTCTGGGGTTGCACTAAAAGTAGCTTCTAGGTTTTCATTATAAGAAACAGAAATTAAATTTTCTTTGTATAGCCCAATTAATGTTTCATCAATGTAATCTGTATGAGCTTTCCATAATTCTGGAGCAATGTCTTTAGCAATTTCATTTACTTTATAAACAGCTTCGCCATTTTTTTCTACTCCAACAAAATCTATTGCACCAATTTCCACATAGTGTTTAAACAAAGCAGAGTCATCTTCTTCAAACAGATTCATTGCTTTTTTCTATTTCAACTAAAGATTGTAC